GAAAGTAATGATCCGTTCCAAGCAATTATTAACGGATACGGAAAATAAGGAAAGGAGATTATCATGTCAGGTAATCAAAACAACCCAGTCCGCCGCTATGAGAAACAATATGCGGGCATTCTTGAAACAGTCTTTGGAGTGCGTGCTGCTTTTGCAAACGCCCTAGCCCCTATCCAGATTTTGGACGGGGTACAAGAAAACTCTAAAGCTTTCTCAGTTAAGACAAACGGTACGCCGGTTGTTATCGGAGAATACAAAACAGGCGCAAATGATGGTGGCTTTGGTGATAACACAGGGACACGTTCACGCTTTGGTAAGCTAACAGAAATCAAGTACGATAATGCAGATGTTGACTATGACTATACTTTGACAATCCATGAGGGACTTGACCGTTACACAGTCAACAACGATCTTAACGCTGCAATCGCTGACCGCTTGAAGTTGCAATCAGAGGCACAAACACGAGAAATTAACAAGCGTATCGGTAAGTATCTAGGAACTAGCGCCGGTCAAACTGAGGCTCTTGCTGATATGTCAGAGGCAAAAATCAAGGCATTGTTTAACAAGGCAGCAGCTTATTTCACTAACAATGAAGTTACAGCACCAGTAACAGTTTACTTACGATCAGAACTTTACAATGCAATCGTGGATATGGCCTCAGTAACAACTGCTAAAGGCTCAACTATCTCACTTGATGAAAACGGCTTGCCTAAATACAAAGGCTTTACTTTGGAAGAAACACCAGAGCAATATTTTGAAACAGGTACGCTTGCTATCTTCTCACCTAATGGCATTGTTATCCCGTTTGTAGGTATCTCAACAGCTCGTGCTATTGAGGCAGAAGAATTTGATGGCGTTAAATTGCAAGCAGCCGCTAAAGGTGGTACTTACATGCTAGACGATAACAAGAAAGCTGTACTTAAAGTTACAGGTACTATTGTTTAAGGAGGTAACGAATGGCGATCTATCAAGCGACAAAGAATATTTACTTTGAACAACTTGAAAAATCTGTAATTGTTGATGAAGTCATTGAACTTGATGAGGCTTATGCTAAAGAAGTCAACAAAAAGCTCAAAGATACTTTTCCAGATGTAAAAGAGGTTCTAGTATTGGTTGATAAAAACGGTACTTTAGAGCCAACTGAAGAAGTTATCGAAGAAGTAGCAGCGGATGAAGAATAAATAAGGGGTGGAAACACCCTTTATTTTTAAGGGAGGTTTACATGACTTATTTAACTCAAAGCGAATACTCAAAGCTAGGCTTTGATGAGGTCAGCGATTATGAAAAGCTAGCAGCAAGGGCGAAAATTGCAATAGATTTATACACAAACGGCTTTTATCAGAAAGGCATTGATTTTGACAAAGAGGTAGAATATCGCAAAAACGCCGTAAAGCTTGCTATGGCCTTTCAAATTGCTTACTTAGATACTAGTGGTATCTTGACAGCGGATGACAAGCAACTTACAGGCAGCGTATCTATCGGGCGTACCTCAATCTCATATCAAAACAGAGGCAATGGCTCAAGCGGTCAGCAATTCAATCTTAGTTTAGATGCTGAGAATGTACTGAAACAAGCGGGCTTTAGCCTCATTGTGGGAGTGGACTATGATAGATAAACGCTTACTCAAAGATAAAATCACGGTCAAAAAGATAGCTGAAAAAAATGATTTTGGAGATGAAACATACTCAAAGCCTATTGTGGTTGACTCAGTAAGGTTTGACCGTTCAATAGCTATATCGGGTAGTCGAAGTGCAAAATACAATAACACCAAAGTAAGGCAAAATGCGGGGGTTATTTACATCTATCCTAGTGTCTCAAATGTACTAGTTAATGATACATGGCTTGAGGCTATTGTAAATGATGGTGAGCGTGATTACACAGTAACAGGGTATCAACCTAACTATATCAACGGTAAGCCCTTTAGTTTTGAGGTGGAGGTAATCTAATGAGTATCTCTATCAAAGTTGACTTAGAGGGAGTCAAGGGCAAGTTTTCGGAGGCTGCATTTGCAAGGGGCAAGTATGAAGTGGCTAGTCAAATCTTGCTAGATGCTGAGGAGTACATACCCTTTAGAGGAGGAGAGTTGAGAGCATCCGGCTATATCGAGGGACAAGGTACAGCGGTTGTCTATAATACAGTATATGCAAGAGCTCAATTTTACGGGACTAATGGTATTGTTACGTTTAGGAACTATACAACGCCGGGAACTGGTAAGAGATGGGACGAGAAAGTAACCGAATATCATTCTGATAAGTGGGCACAAGCATTTTTGAAAGGGGCTAAAATTTGACACAACAAAATAACGATTTTCAGTTAGTGCTATTAAACCACTTGAAAACAATGAGCTTACCGCTTACGCCTCGCCTTGATTATTTTGAGGATAACAAAGATGATCTGGTTATCAATCAAATACCGGGCGGAAAGGTTAATGTCACTTATATGGACGGCACGCAAGAGGTATCTTTGCCGTTTGAAATTGCTGTAAAGGCTAAAAAGAATGCACTAGCAAACGAGATAATATGGGCTGTAACTGGTGAGCTTTCAAAATTTGACTTAGTTTTACCGAGCTCTAATAAATCATACGAATACCTAGGTATGGAAGTAAGCCGCCCAGCCTCTAAAGGTAAAGACTCTCAAGGCTTTTATTATTACACAATCGAAATTGTGGCAAAAATTGTAATTGAAAGGAACAAAGAACAATGACAAGACAAAAGAACGCCCTACGAGGGCACTTTGTAGCTCCATACAACGGAGGAACTGAGCCGGCCTCAGCTGAAACATGGCTAGAACTTGCTAAATGGATCACAGATGTATCAGATGATACAGATGAGAAAACAGAAGATCAAGCTTTCTATGACGGGGACGGTACAGAAGAAACTAGCGTAATCAGCGTTAAAGGTGCTTACACTTTTGAGGGTACTTATGATCCAGATGATAAAGCACAAGCTCTTATTGCTGCTATGAAATATAAGACTGGTGATGAGCGTAAAGTATGGCATAAGGTTGTACAGTCTGATAAAAAGAAACAATTTGTCGGAGTTGCAACAGTAACAGAAATTAAAGCCGGATCTGGTGCTGCGGCTGATTATGAGGCTTTCGGTTGTAAAATCTCTTACAATGCAACACCAAAAGAGTCAGCTATTGTCGGATAAAAGCTTTTTCAAGGGCGGGCAGTTAAGCCTTGCCCTTTTTTAAACAAGATAAAGGAGTAATAAGATGTCAGAAATTAAGATTGAACTAAAGCGTACAGGGTTCCCGGTAAGTATCGGAGAGGTTGATTTATGGTTTGATACAAGTCAAGAAAGTTTGATGCGTTTTTATGACCTAGAAGAAGAAATCCAAAAGCGCCTTGTCCAATATGAGCTTGAGGTTTTAACCGCAAATATCGGTAACAAAATTGAGCGTGAGGGAGTAACAAAAGAAGTTGTTGCTGGTGCTATTGACCTTGAGAAGAAAAAAGTAGAGATCCAATATGACCTTATTTTTGGTGACGGCACTTTTGACAAGCTTTATAAAGTCTATCCGGATTTTCACGCTTTAAACAATGCTTTAGAGGCGGCCGGCGAACTCATGTATAAAAAACTTGAGGAGATTGCAGATGAGCATAAAAAAGTAGTTAAAGAGCGTGCTGCTCATTATCTTAACAAAGGCAAAGTTACTCCTATCAAAAAGAAAGCTAACACAAAAAGCAAAAAGAAATAAGGTGTAATCATGAAATTAAATGATGCGCTTGTTACTAGTTTTTCAATAGGTGATAACGAGTACGATATTGACCTTTCATTCAATAAAATCCTTGATGTTTTTGAAATCATGAAAGAGGAAGAATTAAATACAGTTGAAAAAGCTTATTTAATCGTACAGTTGCTAACTGGTGAGGATCTAGAGGATATGGATGAGGTGGTTGATTGTTGGATCTATATTAAAGAGCACTTTTTAGATATTCAAAAAGAGATGGTTCAATATGACTTGTTAGGCAATCCCGTACCTCAAGCAATAGCTGAGGATGAGGAAGAACAAGAAAGAGTCATTGACCTTGAGCAAGATGCTGAGTATATTTACGCTAGCTTTTTACAAGCCTACGGTATCAATCTCTTTAAGGCTCAAAATAGGCTATCGTGGGTAGAGTTTAAAGCGCTCTTAACCGCCTTACCAGATAATACTATCATGCAGCAGATTGTACAAATCAGAGCATGGAAACCCTCAGACGGAGGGGATAAGAAGAAAATGAGAAAATTACAAGCAAAATATAGGCTAGGAGAGGAGGGAGAATAATATGGCAGATGGAAAAGTTACCATCCTAGTAGATGTGGACGGTAACAAAGTAAAGGTTCTTAATGATGAGCTTGATAAAGTCAGCAAAAAAGGGGACATAGGTAGTAAGTCACTAGGGCAGTTTGCCCTTGTCGGTGGTGCTTTTAAACTTGCAGCTAAAGCAGTTGACTTATTGGTTGACTCTTTAGGAGGTGCGATCCAGCGTTTTGATACACTAGAGAGCTTTCCTAGAGTAATGCAAGCTATGGGACACAGTACAGAAGATGTAACACGCTCAACTAAAAAGCTTGCAAATGGTATTGAGGGTTTGCCTACAACTTTGAACGAGGTAGTGGGTACAGCTCAACGCTTAACCTCTATCACAGGGGACTTAGGGCGGTCAACAGATTTAACACTAGCGCTTAATAATGCCTTTCTGGCCTCTGGTGCATCTAGTATGGATGCTAGCCGTGGATTGCAACAGTTTGCTCAAATGCTCTCAGCCGGTAAGGTTGATATGCAAAGTTGGAAAACGTTACAAGAAACTATGCCTTATGCTTTGCAGAAAACGGCTGAGGCTTTCGGTTTTGCCGGTCAGTCAGCTCAGCATGATTTTTACACAGCATTAAAACAGGGTGAAATCACTTTCGACCAATTCGCATCTAAACTCATTGAGTTAGATGCGGGGGTTGG